TTGAGTCTGTTCATGCTGTTGTTGCAGAACTTTCAGTTCTTTTTCTTGGTCCTGAATATTAGGACGGTCGTCTAGTTTACTAATCTCGTCTAAGATTTGAAGATTCTCAAACTCAATACGAACAATCTCTCGGTCAAGAGTATTGTAATCGCTACGAAGTTCGTATAGTTTTGCACAGTTGTCATCCATCTCTGTGATGACTTTCATTGCTTCTTCAATGTCATCGGCAAACTGGGAAATTTCTTTAGTAAGAACCTTGCCAACTTTAGTCATGGTTCCGACTTTATCCTTCTTGAAGTCAGCATCAATGTCCTGCTCACATGTAGGGCATACATTATGCTCTTTGAAGAACTTCAAGTCCTTTGTGATAATCTTCAGTTCAGACTTTTTGTCTGCCTGCTCTTGTCGCATCTTCTGAACAAACTTACGTTGCTCTTCGGGTTTAACAACAGTCGCTTCAAGTTTTTCTAGTTCTGCCTTCTTCTCAAGTCTCTGAGCAACAAGACCAGTCATCTTTTCACAGTTTTCTGCATGACGCTTTCGCTTTTCTTCTTGGCGAGAGTCATTAACTTCCTGAAGAGACTCAATCAGTTTTACCTGAGACGATACTTTCTCCTCAGAGAGTTGCAACATATACTGACAATCTTTACTCTGACCTTGTGCTAGACGGATTCTATCCTTCAACAGTCCATTCATGTTGGAGAAGATATTAATGTCAAGCAGGTCTTCGATTACTTCCCGTCGATGAGCCGCTGGCAGTTGCATGAACGGTACAAATGTTGAGCTTCCCAAGATGACAACTTGTGTAAAAGATTTAAAGTTGAGCTTGAGGACTGTTTGTTCAAGATACTTTTGGGTGTCTTTGGTTGCTGCATCCTGGTCGATTAATTTGTTGTTTTTGTAAAGTTCAAATACGTTAGGTTTAATGCCTCTAAACACACGGTATTCATCTTTACCAATAGAGAAGGTCACCTCTACTTTCAGACCTTTCTCGTTAATACTATTTATTAATTGCGGTTTGTTAATCTTACGGAATGCTTTTCCAAACAAACCAAAACACAGGGCGTCCAACATAGTGGACTTCCCTGCGCCGTTAGAACCTACAATAAGTGTTGATGGAGACTCACAAAAGTCAATCTCAGTCCACTGGTCGCCTGTAGAAAGAAAGTTCTTCCAGCGGATAGTTTCAAATATAATCATTAGGGGGGAGGAATAACTAGGTCGTTTTTAGAAACTATTGAGTATTGATATCCATAACTATTACAGTTCATAGCAATAGTTTCAGTATCAACTTCTAAAACATCAAATTCATCTTCATAATCATTTGCGGTTAATTGCTCTCGATATCTAATTGCATCATCCTCTTGTTCAAATACATGGATAATTTTATCATTCGTTGTTGTACGAACTGCATAAACACCACCAGTTTTTGTATCTGTTAGGATAAACATTATAGTTCCGATGCTTCCATGTACAGAGACCTCATTACATTTTTGATATTGGACTTATTTACTTTGAGGTCTATTTCATCTATGTAGTTGTCCAACAAGGTCATGGTATCTTCGGTTTCCAGTACAGAATCAGATTTTTCTAATTCTACACTAAGGTCTTCGATAATCTTGAGGTCACCAAGAGACATATCTTGCAACTGCTTAACTGCATAATCAAACTTTGCATAGTCTCCTTTGTCCTCTACAATCAGTTTGACGAATGTTCCCTTGAGTTCATTCTCATCTGGCAGAGTAACTCCACCATTATAATACAACTTATGAAAAGTATCAAAGGGATTTCGGTAGAAAGTCGTCTTGAGAGTTTCAGTATCAAACACATGGAATCCTCTCTTACATCCATAATCATTCCAATATAACTGATACGGGTTGCCAAGATAGGTGATGTTATCCTTCTTAGACTTCATATGATAATGTCCACTAAAGACTCTATCAAATTTGGAAAAGATATTCTTATCCATTCCGTTTTCCATTACATGACCAGGATGAGCCTCAAAACCGTTAAGCTCAAGATGACCCATGCAGACCCGTGCAGAACTAGTCTGGATTTCTCGTAATGACTCATCTCGATTTCCATCACAAATCCAAGGAAGAAGAAGTATATCACAATCGTCAAACCTAACAGTACTAGGACTGTCATGGACGATGATGTTGTTGTACTCTCCCAGTAGTTCTCTAGGGGCATTGACTCTTAGGGTATTCTTGTAATAGATGTCATGATTACCCGTCAACATGTGCATACGCACACCCATTTCCTCAAGAGGATTAAACCACATTTCTTTTGCCTCGTTTAGAGACATGAAGTTGATGGACCTTCGTTTGTCAAAGGTATCACCAAGAGCAATCACATGCTTGATGTTAGATGCCTTGATGAAAGGTACAACTATCTCGTTGTAAAACTTCTTATAGTGATTGATAAAATGCTGATTGTCATTACGAACACCAAAGTGTTGGTCAGTTATCAAAAGAATCTTCATCGTTTGGTGTTCAGTTCAACACGAGATTTGATTTGATTATAATCGGAATTTCCGTCTCCGTCAACAGAGAATACGTGATCGTATCCAGATTTCTCAAGGATTTTATCTTTGATATCCATCTGTCTCTTTTCCTTGGCGATACGCCTGAGAAAAGCATAGTATACAATCTGTGTGAAATAAGCAAAAGGATTCTTTGATTTATCTGGGTCAAACCTGTCAATATACTGAATACAATTTTCAATTCCATCACAAACCATGTCATCTTTATACATGTAGTTGATGAAGTTAGGACGGTACGAAAGGTGAGTCGCAATCTTCAAAAAACAACTTCCAATATAATTTCCAACTCTAGGTTTATTTGGACTCTTCCAATTCTTTAAAAGTTCGAATTGTTCATCTGGATGCATGTTAGAAATTTCTGGCATTTCTTTTACCATAGCTTCTCTAACTTTACGCTTATACTCAATAATCGCAGCAAGAAACTCCTGATTATCTACATAATGTTGTTTTTGTTTTTTAGTAGTTGGTTTCATATGGTTTCTGCTTTATGTACATTATAACACACTTGACAAACATGTCAAATGCCTGTAAAATAACCATGTAAGGGTTCAAGAGAACTTCTAGCTTTTATAGATTCTTTCAAAGAGTTTTCTTGCTTCATCAATTTTTCCTAAGTACCCAACAGTTTTATTGAGTTCTGTTTTGGTATTTTCTTTTTGTTTTTCTATACCGTCTTCTCCGAGAAGATACGCTTCGTACATAAGTATAGATTCTCTGCTCATCGATGCGACAGATAAGATATCCTTTTCACGAACAATATAGAAATCTTCATCAGAAAATTGCATCCACTTTGCAAATCCAACTCCTCTGATGGTGCGACCATCTTCAAGTTCTTTAGTAACCATTTGAAGAGATACTGGGTCTTGAATAAATGCAATCGTTTCCCCATTATCTTCTGTTAGTACTGCTTTACCGAGTACCTCATCACCATTAACTAATTTAAAAGTGCCGTGAAATTCTTCGTCGTGTTTTGCGTAGTTAATCATAAGCCTTTACTTTTACATCTATGATTTCATAATTAAATTTTTCTTCGTTATATACCTTGACTCGTTCCATCAAATGATTGAGGGTGTAGTTATTACCTCTATCAGTTGAGATATCATCTGCAATATCATATAATGTTGCTTGTGATTTATTTTGCCCCTTCCTTAGAACACGACCTATTGATTGAAGGTTCCTCACTCTGGACTTAGAAGGAGAAGCAAAAATAACGTTGTGTAAATTTTTAATGTTAATGCCTGTAGAGAAAGTGCCATAAGAGGCAACAATGATTGCATTGTCAGACTGTTCGGTTAGCAATCTGATGTCTTCACGGTCATCAACATCAACTCCACCATGTACAAAATGTACTGGTCTGTCTGTGTGACTATTTATCATTTCGTAAAGAGGGACTCCATGACGCTCTACGTAGTTAAATAGTACCAGGGTATTTCCTTTCAAATCGCAGGCAAGATTACGGATAAATTTATTTCTACCTTCATGCTCTACAAGGTATCCGATTTCATCCTGATATCCCTCAAAAAGTTTTTCCTCATGCTTGATAAGAACAATCTTTACTTTGAGTTTGGCAACATGACCTGCTTGCATTAGTTGAGCAGTTTTGGTAACCTGTGAGCATCTACCAAAGACACCTTCCAGAACTAACTGATTAACATTTGCACCATCAAGCGTACCCGTAAATCCAATCCTGTACTTACACTCATGCAACTTACCCATCAGCGAAGTCAGAGATTTAGCTTTGAAAAGGTGTGCCTCGTCACCAATCACGACATCGAACCTGTCAAACCACTTACGCGGTTCCTTGTAGATAGACTGCCAAGTGGTAATTACCACCTGATGTTTCGTGT